CAGGAGACTGTCGATCTCGTCTGCCGGCAGATCCGAGTTGAACTCGTCCGCCTTGGAGACGGTGCTCTCGGCAGCGGCCTTCTTTTCCGCAGCAAGCTTCTCGGCAGCGGCCTTCTTCACGGCAGCAGCGTTCAACGCAGCCGCGGCCTTATCGGCTTCCGCCTTCTTGGCAGCCTGGGCCGCCTTGAACTCGCGGAATTCGCGCAGCTCACGCTCCTCGTCGGTCTCGGCCTTGGTCTCCTCGACCACTTCCTCGACGACGGTCTCGCTCTCGGCTTCGACGAGCGCTTCGGCGACTTCCGCCACCTCGGCGTCTTCGACGACGGTCGCCGGCTTGGTCAGCAGCGCGGAACGTGCCGGACCCGCCAGCTTCGCGATGCCGTTGACACTGACGCCGGTCACCTGGGCGATCGTGGTGAGCGCCTTGGTCTCCTCGCCGCGGAAGAAGTTGCTCTCGATCCACTCTTTCAGATTGTGGAGCTGATCCAGGACTTCCTTCTTCACCGGCTCGGACTTCGGAGCCAGCATGACGGTATACTTCGTGTCGTTCTGGCCGCGACCGCGACGCTCGACGACGAAGTCCTGACCGTCCTTGAGGTCGAGCAGATCCTTGTCGGCTTCCATGTATTCGGCGATCATGCCGGAGATCTGACCCCAGACCGACGACTTGAGTTCGACGATCTGCGGCTCGTCCGACTTGTTCGAGCCCGAACGGACGAGAGCGTTGACGATGACCGTCTTGCTCGCCTTCCATTCCTTGATGAGCGCGATTTCCTCGTCGGAGGTTGCAGCTTCGGTCGCCTTCGCGATCGCGGTGCAGATGGGGCAGGGCTGACCGTAGACCTCGTCGTGGCAACCCACGACAGCGACAGGCCTGCCCTTCAGTTCGGTCTTGATCCAGTGAACGCCGAGATCAGCCCAGAACTGGCTGCCGTCGGGATTGGCGAGAACGCGGATGGTGGTCTTGCCTTCGCCGAGCGAGACCGAACGGCCTGCGCGGGTGTGCTTGTTCTTCGAGGATTTCACAAGCTTGAGGAGTTCGGGGGAGAGAGTGGGCATTGAGGGCTTTCTGGTTGGGGTCGGTTGGGGTTCGATCGTTTGAGCCGGTCGCTAATTAGCGATTTCGCTATTGAGCTATAGCGTTCACGTCTCGGATTGATCGAACTTTCTTCGTCCGAGACGCGATTTCTTCAGGAGGCGGAGACCCAGGCGCGGATGCGGGAGCGCGGGTAGACAGCTTCGCGGACGCGGCCGTTGTGATTGCCGGAGATCACGATCGGGTTGCCGTTGGCGTCGAATCCGGAGACCACGCCGACATGCCCGCCACCGCGGCGAGACATGGTCACGATGGCGCCGACCTGCGGCGCGACGCGCTGATGCCGCTCCCAGGACAGCGCACGGTCATCGACGTCCTGTGCGCCGGTAACCTTGCGCAGGAACGCCGAGCACCACAGCGTCGAGCGGACGCCGACCTGGCCTGCGGTCTCGCCGAGATAATTGCGGGCGCGGGAGACCACGTCGCTCGAGGCGTGGAAGAATGAGCTCCAGCTCGGGGCTTCCTGCTGGACCACGCGGGTATGGGATGCGTGGTGGTGCCGATGATGGCGCGGGCGGGCCTCGGCCATGGTTGTAAGTGCTGACTGTAACGCCAGGGCGCAGACGAGCCCCGTCAAAAGACGCTTCACTGTTAACTCCGTGTTTTGGTTAGGGATTTAGCGCTTGTAAATGCGCTGGTTGCGGTTGACCTGACGCAGCAAGCCAAGCCATTCGATCGTCGCGAACACCGAGCCGAGGACGATCCACATCAACAGCCCGACCAACAGGAACAGGGCTGAGATGAAGAAGGGCCAGCCGAATAGGACGCCCCAGGAGGCGACGCTGCCGACGTGAAAGACGGGCCCGAGCAGCGCCCAGTGAACCAGTGCGCCGATTGCGAGATAGCCGCCCATGACGACGATGTCCCCGATCTTCAAGCGGTGCCTCCATTGGCCGCGAGGAGCTGCCGGCGCTTCTCAAGCATGTCCTGGGCGCCGGTCTTGATCGAGGCGTCACGCGCGCTGGCGACGCCCATGCGAATATCGCCCTCCATTTCGACGCGATCCTTGGCGCCGGCGGACATGAGCATCTTCTGGCGATCGTCGAAGGCCTCGTAGACGGCCCTGGCGACCTCGAACACCTGCTTCGCCTCGTTGATGGCGAGCTTGATGGCCAGGATCGTGCGGTGAGCGTTCATCTCCTGCTCGAGGCGCTTGTCGGTGACCTTTTCGCCCTTGGTCGTGAGGTCGTCACGGATCTCGCGATAGACACGGCTTTCGGCCGCCTCAAGCTTGAGCTTGAGGTCGGCGACCTGGCGCTCGGCCTGGGCCTTGAGCTCGCCGTAGTGGATCCGCATGGACATCTGGTCCTGGAACGCGCTCGACAGGTCGGCGAGCGAGAAGGTCGCATCCTTGCGGGCCTGGACGCCGTCGATGAAGTTCTTGACCACGATCTTCGGGGTCGGCTTCGGGGCAGGGGCGGGGGTCGTCTCGGGTGCGTCGCTCATAAAGCCCTCCTAAAGTAAGTCAGTGCTGACTGTCAAATCAGACTATAGCGAGATCAGTCTGGATTGCGCGTGGAATGTGAGAGGAGAAGCACAATTCCCTTGTCAGTGAGCCACCCGGTCCGCAGCGACACGCCGTAGTCGATCAGTCCGCGGCGCTCGGCGCGCTCCATGGCCCGATAGCAGACCTTGAAGGGAGCCCCGGTCTCCTCCATCAGGAAGTCGTAGGGGAACCGCGCGTGATTGACACGCTTTGCCGCCGTATAGGCGGCGCAGACCAGCGCGTCGGAGATGTGCTTGGTGGCGAGCTTGCTGATCCGGGTCATAGGCAGTCCTTGCAGTAGAATCGAGAATGCCGCTCATGCTGATCGGCGATCGAAAACCAATGGTTGCAGGTCGAGCACTCAAACGCGATCGTATCCAGGACCGCGTATTGATCGCGCGTCAGAGCGTCCAGCTCGTCCCAGAATCGGTTTGGCTCGCATGTGGTCATCAGCTTGTCCGCGAGCGCACGGGCAACCTGGAGGTCGGCCGGCGTCATTCGATGAAACTCGCGATCGTGGCGAACACCTCGTCCATGAGCACCTGCTTGTCAGGGTCGTGGTAGATTTCGCCGGGGTTGAAGCCGATGACGAAGTTGGCGTCATAGCGCTTGGAATAGATCACCTTGCCCGCCTGATCGGACGCCTTGCCCTTGAAGTCGGGGAAGAAGTGCCGGACGACCTGCGAGCCCAGCAGGACGATCGCCGGCGGCTTGAGCAGGTCGATCTCCTTGTCCAGGTAGCCGACGTATTTGTTGATCTCGGCCGGCGACACCTGCTTGCCTTCCTTCGGGCGCTTAATCAGGCCCGTCCAGTAGGCGTCGGCGCGCTCCAGGCCAGCATCCGACAGCGAGCAGGCGACGGAATGGAAGTTGTCGCCCCAGGAGAACGCGCCGACCTGTTCTTCCGAGCGACTGGGCGCGTCGAAGATCACCATGAATTTGGAGTTCTTGCCCATGGTCGGCTTGACGCCCTGACCGTCGTTGCCCTCCGCCTGGCGGTATTCGGTCACGATCTGCCCGAGCTTGGCCTTGGTGAACTTGTCGTTGTGCATTTCGCGGTTGACCGGGACCACCTCGATGATCAGGCCAGGGATCAATTCCTTCTGGGCTGCGATGCGGCTGGAGTCGTTTGCGGGTGTCTGACCGGGTTCGATGCGGGCGAACGCCCCAATCGCATCCAGCGCGTCCACAACCCGCTTGTTGCACGTTCTGCGCTCGACCCGCGCCACGAACTCCTTGATCGACTTGAAGGGGCCGTCCTCGCGCGCCTTGAGGATCGCGGTGCGGGCCTTCTCGGACACGCCTTTGACCCGGTCGAACGGGATGCAGAGGGTCGTGTCGTTGAGGATCTCGAATTGCCCCGAGGAGTAGTTGATGTCCGGCATGAACATCTTGATGCCGAAATTGGCCGCGTCCTTCAGGATCGCCGGCAGCTTCTCCTCCTTGAGCAGCGACAGCGCCGAGGCGTAGAACTCGACCGGATAGTTCACCTTGAGCCACATCGACTGGTAGGAGATCAGGGTGTATTCGACCGAATGGCTCTTGTTGAAGCCGTAGCCGGCGAAGCCTTCGATCTTGTCGAACAGGTCAGCGGCCCACTCCGCGGTGCAGGCGATCGTCTTGACGCAGCCGTCGGTGAACTTGCCGCGCTCCTTAGCCATCTCCTCCGGCAGCTTCTTGCCCATGATCTTGCGCAGCTTGTCGGCGTCGGGCGCCGAGTAGCCGGCGATCGCGCGCGAAATCTGCATGACCTGCTCCTGGTAGACGATCACGCCGAAGGTCGGCTTCAGGATCGGCTCCATGAGCTCGTGGTCGTATTCAACCGTCTCGATGCCCTGCTTGCGCTTCCAGAAGCTGTCCATCATGCCCGACTCCATCGGACCCGGCCGGTAGAGCGCGGTCGCGGCCGTGATATCGTCGAAGGTGCAGCCGGTGTCTTTGCCGAGCTCCTTGAGCAGCCGGCGCATGCCGCCGCCCTCGAACTGGAAGATGCCGGTGGTCTTGGCTTGGGCGAAGGCGTCGAGCACCTTCTCGTCGTCCAGCGGGATTTGCAGCAGATTGACCTTCTGCGAGTGCCGCTTGCGGATATATTTCAGGGTCAGGTCGATCAGATCGAGCGTGTTGAGCCCAAGAATGTCGACCTTAACGAGGCCTTGGTCTTCAACGATACGCTTATCCCAGTTGAGCGTGGCGCCGTCTTTTCGACGCTCGATAACTCCTCGCTCCACCAGGTCACATCCGCCGACGACGACGCCGGCCGCGTGCCGTCCAAGAATGTTCTGAGTGCCTTCCAGGCGAACCATGACTTCCCATAGGGGCGCCCACCGATCACGAAAAGCTCCGATCTCCGGCGTGATCTCAGCAGCTTTTGGTAGAGAGACATTGGCGCCATGCTCCTTCGGCGCGTATTTCGAGCAGACGTAATCGAATTCGGAGAGACCGAACGCCTTACCGATGTTGCGGATGGATGACGCAGCCGCAAGCTTGCCGAAATTGCTGATGCCGGCGACGCGGTCCTTGCCGTATTTGGTGATGAGGTAGTCGATGACTTCTCCTCGGCGCTCGGACATGAAATCGAGGTCGGCGTCGGGCAAGTCGATACGGTCGGGGTTGATGAACCGCTCGAAGAGGAGACCGAAACGAATGGGGTCGCAGTCGGTGATTCCGACCAGATAAGCGACCAGAGAGCCGCCGACCGAGCCTCGGCCTGGGCCGACGAGGATGCCGTTCGATTTCGCATAATTGACGATGTCCATGACCAGGAGAAAGTAGCCGGAGAAGCCGAGTTTCTTGAGAACCTCGAGCTCGTAGGCCAGGCGTGGCTTGTAGACCTCGGCGAGCTCCTCCATCGAGGGTCGGTGTCCGAAGGCAGTGGTGGTGAAGCGCTTGCTCCAGCCGGCCTTGCAGGCATCGACCAGGGCCTTGAACTCGTCGGGCGCCATCTTGGGCAGCGAGACCGGCGCCTTCGACCAGACGTAGCTGACGCGGTCGGCCAGTGCGTCGGTGTTGCGCAGACCCTGGGCCAGTGTGGGACCCGCGGTGATCCCGCGCTTCTCAAGCCGAGACTTGAGCGCCGCGAGCTGGAGCACGAAACCGCGATCGTTGAGCGGCACGAGGTCGCGGAAGTGCGGCTGCTGAATCCAGAGATCGGACATTTTGACGTTGCGCGAGACCGCGTTCATGACGTCGCGGGCGTCGGCCTCGCCGTCACCGTAGAGCACTGGGCGGGTGACGAGCGTTCGGAGACCCAATTTGTTGGCGATCTCGATCGCCTTCATGTTCAGGGTGTCATAGTAGGGCGTGTCGATCGGCGTGATCTGGAGGAAGGCACCCTCCAATGTCAGATGGGTCGCGATCGTATCCATGATTTTTTCGGCGTCGGGATGCCGAACGACGCTATCAACGTCGCCCGAGGCGATCGCGATATCCGTCCAGCTCAGCCCCTGAAGCTCCTTGTAGAGATCCTGGAACGACAGCTTGGCCACCGTGTAGAAGCGCCCCTCGGAGTTCGCCAGTGTCAGAAGCCGGAACATCGCCTTCAGGCCCGCCTCGGACAGCACATAGGCGGTGACGAAGTATTCGGCTGGCGCTTTCGGACCGTCCTTGGTCTTGCGCCATTCGACGTTGTCGGTCAGCCGCAGCCGGCAGCCGATGATCGGCTTGATCTCGGCCTTCTTCGCTCGGTTGGTGAAGTCGATGAGTCCAGTCACGCTCATCGTGTCCGTCAAACCAATAGCTTTCGCGCCGGCGAGCTTCGCCTTGGCGACCAGGTCTTCCACGGTCAGAATACCCTCTCCGATGGAGAAGTCTGATCGGGCTGCTAGGACGGTGTGCATGCGGCTCTCCGGTTATTTGCTTGCGCTTCGCGAGTCGCCCAACAACAATTGGTCGGTTCGTAGTCGCCGTCATTATCTTCGCGCTCGATGGTCAGACCGAGCGGCTGCTCGCCCATGTCGGCAAAGAAATTCTCAAAGGATTTCCAGCGCTCGCAGACCTTGATCCCGCGTGCCCCGTAGTCGCTATAGCTCTCATTGTTCGGATTCGACGTTCGCTGGATCATGTTCGACCAGCAGGTGTAGGTTCGATCCCGATTGACCTTGTCGCTTCGCCCATGGGTCCGGTGATTACCTGCCTTGCGACAGCCGCAAGACTGCGTATGTCCCGACCTCAAATGCCCACTTGCAACTTCGGTTGCGTATCCGCAGTCACAGACGCAATACCAAACAGCGAACCGATCTCTGACCGCCGAGCGGCGCAGGACTGTCAACTGGCCGAATTTCTTCCCCGTCAGGTCAATAAGCGCACCCATCAGCGCTTCACCGTGTATTTGTCCAAAGTCTGGACGTAATGTTCCTGGAGCTCGACGACCTCGTGGCTTTTAGGCACCACCCACCAGGGATGGCCCTCCCACTTCTTCGCGAACGCCTCGCCCTCGGCGCGCGTCTCGAATTTCAGCACGTCCATCGGCACCAGGCCGTCGTCAAGGTAGCGAAGGCTGCTCGGACCCCAATGGTCTTCGACGGCCCAGAACTTTTCGCCCTCTTTCGTCATGGGGCGGGTGTGACCGCTACCCTCGGGCCAGACTTCCTTGCCGGTGACGATCACTGCGAACATCAGGCACACTCCATGCGGGTTGCGAAGAAGGTGCCGACGAACGCGCCTGCGCACGCCGGAATGAGGAGCCAGGGATCGCTGCTGTAGCCCATGACGCTGACCGCCCCGACGCCGTAGAGCGCGGTTGCGAGCATGCTGGCGCGCACGGGGCGCTTGGTGACGGTCGCGCGGTTGTAGAGCGCCCAGAGGAAGTCCAGGAACGCCACCAGCGCGAAGATGGCGAGCCAGGTGATCCAGTAGGGCGGATCGGGGAGGTAGGGTCCGTAGTTCATGCTGCCCTCAACTTGATCATGCCGTCGACCTCGTCGATCGCGCCGAGTGCTGTGAGGATCTGGCGAACCTGGGTGACGTGCGCCGCGGTCGTCTCCGCCGACCAGGACAGCTTCTCCTGCAGGCAGCGGCTCAGCAGGTCGCGGCTGAC